TATGATGAAAATGTTGAAGGTAAAGCTACACTAGCTGCTGAAGATATTAGATTTGCTCGTACAATAGATAGAATACAAAGAATTGTATTATCTGAATTAAATAAAATTGCATTAGTTCATTTATACACTCAAGGTTATACAGCCGAAAATATGACAAATTTTGAATTATCAATGACTACACCATCGATAATTTATGATCAAGAAAGAATTGAATTACTGAAATCAAAAGCTGAATTAGCTGGTACTTTATTGGAACAAGGTTTAGTACCATCTGATTGGATTTATCATAACATTTATCACTTTAGTGAAGACCAATATGATGAATACAGAGATTTAGCTAGAGAGGATGCTAAACGACAATTTAGATTAGACCAAATTAAAGCGGAAGGTAATGATCCTGTTACTACTGGTAAATCATATGGTACACCTCATGATTTAGCTTCATTATATGGTAAAGGCAGAATGTACGCTGAACCAGGTAATGTACCTGAACCGGAAAAATATGATGATCCCAAAGCAGGAAGACCTGTAGATAGTATTACTAATAGAGGTAAACAAGATAATAATTTTGGTAAAGATCCGTTAGGTGTTAAAAGAATGAAAGACACTGACAAAAATGAGGGTAGTAGACCACTTTCAGAATTTGAGAGTCCACAAGTGACTTTCTTAAAGAATAAGGATATTTTTAAATCCTTAAATAAGAAAAAGTTAATCTTTGAAGAAGATAAAGACGATTCTAAACTATTAGATGAATCTCAGTTGAAGAGTAACTAATTTGTACATATTTATAAATAAATATATTTTTAATGAAAATAAAACATTCTAAGTATAAAAATACTGGTATATTATTTGAATTACTAGTTAGGCAAATAACTGCTGATACTTTAAAAGGTGATGATTCTCCCGCAATCGATTTACTTAAAAAATACTTTGTAAAAACAGGGTTGGGTAGAGAATACAAGTTATATGAATCAATTCTAAAATCTAAAGTTATATCTGAAGGTAAAGCAAATTCATTAATATCAACAATTCTTGAAAATTCTAAAAAGTTTAATAGAACTTCCTTAAAAAGGCAAAAATATAGTTTAATTAATGAAATTAAAAAATATTATAATTTAGAATCTTTCTTTGGTTCTAAAATAAAGAATTATAAAGAAATTGCTTCTGTTTATACTTTAATAGAAAGTTATAATACTAAAGAAGTTACTGATATAAACCAAATAAATAACAATAAAGTTACTTTATTAGAATTTCTAACAAAACAACCAATATCTAAACCTAAAGATCAGTTAATTGAAGAATTTACAGGATACGATAAGGATTTAAGACAAATCACATATAGAGTATTATTAGAAAAATTTAATGATAAGTATGATAATTTAAGTAAAGAACAAAAAGAAATACTTAAAGAATTTATATATTCAATTGATTCTACTCCAGCTTTAAGAGAATTTTATAATAAAAAAGTAAATTTATTAAAAGATATTTTAGCTGAACAATCTAAAAATATAAAAGATAAAGCTACTAAAATTAAAATAAATGAAGTAGCAAAATTATTAACTGAATTAGATAAAACAGATAAAATTGATAATGATAATTTAGTTGATTTGTTACAATATTATGAACTAGTAAAAGAAATTCAAGTAGCAAATGGCAAAGTACAAGTTTAAACTTACTGAAATGTCCAAAACTGCATCTTCTGACGATGCAGAAAAAGAATTAGGAATACCTAAAAAGAAATTTGAGGTTGGTCAAGTTACTTACAGTGATGATGGAACAAGAAAATCTACTATTACTCAAATCAATCCAGAAACAGGAGCAGTAAGTTGGAAAATAACTCAATTACCCGGCTTTGATAAACTTTATGATGAAATGGATGATTTAGTTGATGTAGCTAAAAGAGTTTATGTTAAAACTAAAGACGATAAAAAATTCAGAGAAATTTATGATGAAGCTCGTAAATTAAGAAATAAAATAAGAACACATCTTAGAAACGAATACCCAGACGAATATAAAAATATAACTAGAATAGGTGAAGGTGATATGGATGAAGTATCTATGTCAGGGGCAGCTGGTGCTTACTTGACACCATATGCTTTTAGAATACCTAAAAAAAAGAAAAAGAAAAAAGTTGATGAACTTGCAATACCAAGTCCACAACAAGTTGAAGACCAATTAGCTGACTTAGCTCAAGCTATAAGCAGAGAAGAATTTGCTATGAAGGTTATCTATGATTTACCTTATAAAGTAAGAAAAGATGTTTTGTTAAATATGCAAAAATTATTTACACAAAATGAAAGTAAAGCATATGTTAGAGGAGTAGATAAATTAACAAAACCTAGATATGTTAAAGATAAAAATAATCCTAACTTTTTAAGAGTATTTATGGAGTACCCTACACCACCAGGAGCAGCAATAGCATATGGTAAAGAAACAATGTCAGGTCAGCTTAGAAGATTAGGTGCTATGGCTGCAATGGAAGTTATGGAAAAAGTAGGTCAGCAGTTAGAGAAAAGATATGATCTAGAAGACATTGAAATTACAGACATGAAAAATGGTAAAGTTCAATTATTTGCTGTATCAGATGATTTTATAGATGAAGACTTTAGTTATGAAAATAAATTTGGTGAATTTATAAAGGAAAGAATTGATTATGATGAAGCTTTAACATTAAGAGGTATGAAAGCTGATTTAGAAGATGAAATTGCTCAATTATATAGAGACATGGAGCAAGAAGCTGAACCAGAAGGAGGTGAAATAGCTGATTATTATGGTAACCAATTAAATAAATTAGAAGGTCGTTTATATAAAATCACAAAACAGCTTAATGATTATGATATGAATGAAAATTTTTCAGCTGGAGGTAGATCATTAGGATATTATGAAGAAGATGATGTTAATATTGATGAAATGATTGACTTAGTACATGTTAAAGAACCTGATGGTACTTTATATGGAACCGGTTCAGTAGTAAAAGTAGAAAAAGATAAAACATGGGTTAGATTTGATGGTAATACTGTTAAGAAGTTTAATAGTAATAGAGTAGTACCAGTACAGGAAGGTAAAGATCCTGGAGCAACATTAGGTCCAGGTCCAAAAGCAGGTCCAGATGGAGTTAATGATAATTATTATGTAAAAGCATTTAAATATAAATTAGTACCTAAAAACAAAAAAGGTACTTATGTTCAACCCCCATCAACTCTACCAGTTCGTAAACTTTGGAAATAAGGTTAATATTTATAACATGAATAATAGGAGAATTAAGGAAGAAGAAGACAAATTAGAAAAATTTCAACAAAGCCGTATTGACGCCTTTGATGAAATAGAAAACAATTTAGATGTTCTTATAAAAAAATTAAGACAAGCTAAAATTGCAACAATAAAATATTATAGACAGGATGAACCAAAAAGTTATTCTGTAGTATTTGGAACGGATTTAATTAAAGATTATTTAAAAGACATTGATACATTGTTAGAAAATTAAAAATATGAAAACATTACAAGAACAATACAATTTAATCAAAGAAGGAAAAGGCCATAAAGGTGTATTCTTAAAGGAAGCTAAAAGAAAGTTTCCTGATATGATTAATAAAGCAGCTACTTATGATCAAGCTACATATATCTTGAAAAAAAGAAGTGTAATAAATGAAAACTATATTGATATGAAACCAATCAATACAATAGAAGGTAGAGAAAAAGAAAGCTGGGAAACTAAATTTAATAATTTTTTAACAGAAGCAGGAGAAAAATCATTAAACCCAATAGTAAATAATGATTTAAAATCTAATACTAAGGAACAAGAAGAAAAAGTATCTGCTGATCCTAAATATAAATTTGAAATTGAAAATGGGTCTTATGGTCAATATAAAAATGTTTCTGATGGTGTTGAAAATATAGCTTCAAGAAATTATGATTATTCACCTAAAGTAGATAATATTAACAATGTTAATGCTCAAGAATTACAAGTTGGTATTTATGCTGAAGTAAAAAATAATCCAAAATTAACATTAGAAGAAGCTCAAGCTAAAGTAATTGCTAACTTAGCTAAAGACCCAATGCACTATGTTAAAAATGGTCAATTTGGTGTTGATGGTTTAGGTTATCAAACGGAAGCAGCTGGTTTAGGTACTCCTCAAGTAAATGATGGTAACACATATGGAGGTAGTGGATTTAGTGATAAATTAAAAGATTCTGATAATAACTGGCAAGTAGTTAAAGAACACGTTCAAAACTTAATTAGTGAAAATTATGTTGTAGGATCAGGTAATCCTAATAGTTTGGCTGCTATGTCAGGTGAAGTAATTAACCAAATGCTTAAAGAAGAAGGATTAGATGATTTTGAAACTCAAGCAGGTATGGAATCACAACCAGTAGATGAAGAATCACAATACAATGACACTATCTATTCTGAAGAAAAAGAAAAAGATGTAGAAGAAGCTAGACAAGCAGCAATTGAAGCATCTCAAGAAGCAGCAGGTATGGAAGAAGAAGCAAGACCAGATTACCCAGATGTAGATGGAGATGGGGATAAAGAAGAATCAATGGAAAAAGCTCTTAAAGACAAGAAAAAGAAAAAAATGAAAAAAGAAAATATCGAAACCAAATTAGCTGAAATAGGAAAAGCTGCTGAAATTACAAAGATGGAAGCTCAACTTGAATTTTTACATAATCATATTGATGAAAAAATCAATAGAGTAGATTCAATTAATGAAGATGATAATCTTAAAGAATTAATTGATAAAAAGAAAATGAAAGATATGCAGAGAGAAATTAAGCTTTTAGAAAAAAGAAAAGCTAAAATGGAAAAGATTTACGAAAAATCTTGTGGTAAAGCATATAAAAGACAAGAAATGGTAGATGAAAATGAGTAACAAACAATTACTTATAGAAACTCATACTGTTAAAATTTCACCTTCCCAACTAACGGAAAACATAAGTAAGGAAAATGGAAATTTAATGGTTGAAGGCGTTTTAGCTACTGCTGAAGTAAAAAACGGTAATGGCCGTTATTATTCTAAAGATTTATGGGATAGAGAAATGGATAAGTATAATGAACTTATTGAACAAAGACGTTCAATGGGAGAATTAGACCACCCAGAATCTTCGGTTGTTAATTTAAAAAATGTTTCTCATCTTATTAGTGATTATTGGTGGGATGGAGATAATATTTTAGGTAAAATAGAAATTTTACCAACCCCTTCTGGTAATATTTTAAAAGAACTTATTAAAAATGGAGTAACAGTTGGTGTTTCTTCTAGAGGTATGGGTTCATTACAAGATATAGGTGGGGTAATGGAAGTGCAAGATGATTTTGAATTATTATGTTGGGATTTTGTTTCAACACCTTCTAACCCAGGCTCATATATGCATGAAATAATTAAAGAAGGTAAAGCACCACAAATATTTGATTATACTAGAATAAACCAAATAGTAACAGAAATTCTTTGTTCTAAAGGTTCTTGCCCAATAGTGTAATTTTAATAAATATTCATATACGTATGACCGTAATACACCATCAATTCTATATGGTGTCGAATTAAGTATAATTTTCTATTACGCTTCTTGAATAAGCGTATTTCACAAACAAAAATTTTGGGATTATGGCAACAAACAGAGATTTGTTAACAGAAGCAATTGCTGACGCTAAGTCTGTAAAAGAAGTAGCAATAGCAAATGCTAAACTAGCTCTTGAAGAAGCCTTTACTCCTCACTTAAAATCAATGTTAGCTGCAAAGCTAGATGAAATGGAAAAAGAAGACGATGTCAAAGAAGAGGTCGTTGACGAAAAAATGGATTCTAAAGACAAAGAAAAAGTAGACGAGAAAAAGGAAAAAGAAGAACTAGACGAATTTGATGCTCCTAGTTGGAAAAGAAAAAATTCTCCAGCCGGTGATTCTTTAGATCTTGCACCAAGAAAAGTAGGTCAATCTACTGTGCAAGAAGAAAAAGATGAAGTGGATGAAGAAATTAATCTTGACGAACTATTAGCTGAACTTGATGAAGCTAAAAACGATTCTAAAAAAGGTAACAAAGAAGAACAAAAACGTATGGAAGGCGCTATCAGAGATGACAGAGATCACATAAAAGATCTTGAAGGTGACATCAAAGATAACGAAAGAAAGCTTAAGAAATTAAAAGCTGACGAACCTAAAGACGTTAACGAGGCAAAAGACGACAAAGACGACAAGAAAATGGATGAAGCGAAAGCTAAAGACAAAGACGACGTTAAAGAAGATGCTCGTACTGATGCTGAGGAAGAAGGTTACCTTGATGGAATGAAGGACGAAAAAGAAGACATGGACGATAGAGATATTGATCTAGAAGACATGTCCGAAGACGACCTTAAAGGGTTTATCGAGGATGTCATTAAAGACATGGTCATCGATGGCGAAATTGAGCCAGGAGATGAATTTGTTGAGGACGAAGTTGAAGTCGAAGACGTTGAAGACATAGAAGTCGAAGACGAAGTTGACGTAGACGTTGAAATCGACGAAGCCAAAGAAGACGAGGATGTGAAAGAAGGCTACGGCAAAAAGTACGAGGAAGACGACGTTAAAAAAGAAGAAATGTCTAATCCAGTACAACGTAGAGGTGACTCTGAAAGAAGAAAAGGTGGAAAATTCTCCGCTGAATCAGAGCCTGAACGTGAAACCGAGAAAATGCGTAAGATGGAAGAAGATCTTGAGGCAGCTATTAATTCAGTAAATGAATTAAAATCTGAACTTAATGAGGTTAATTTATTAAACGCTAAACTTCTTTATACAAACAAAATCTTTAAAGCTAAAAACTTAACTGAAGGTAAAAAAGTTAAGGTATTAAAGGCGTTTGACAAGGCTAAGGATGTTAGACAAGCAAAAACAATTTTTGATACATTATCTGAAGGTTTATTAGATAAATCTGCAGTAAATGAATCAATAAAAGGATCTGCGAGTAAAGCTACAGGTTTAGAACCAAAAGCTTCAAAACAACCAATAATTGAGTCAAATGACGTTTACAACCGTATGCGAAAGCTTGCGGGATTAATTTAAAATTTTTATTAACCTATTAAATTTAAAACGATGAGTTTAAATTCTTTATTAGAAAGTGCAAACCCATACCACTCTATGCAGAGTGATGCTGCTAAATTAGCTGGCAAATGGGAAAAAACAGGTCTTTTAGAAGGTTTAGATGGTGCCCACAAAAATAACATGGGTATTATTCTTGAAAACCAAGCTAAACAACTTGTTGTGGAGAGTTCTCAAACAGGTGGAGGTTCTGCTTCCTCTGGTACTTTCCAAAGCCAAACTGCCGTTAATATCGGTGGTCAATGGGCTGGAGTTGCTCTTCCATTAGTAAGAAAAGTATTTGGTCAAATAGCTGCAAAGGAATTTGTTAGCGTTCAACCAATGAACCTTCCTTCTGGACTAGTATTCTTCTTAGACTTCCAATATGGTAATGATAAAGCTCCTTTCAATTCAGGTGATAGCCTTTATGGAAACGGTGCTTCTAATCTAAATCCTTTTGGAAATACAAACGCAGGTGGACTTTATGGTGCAGGTAGATTTTCATATTCTACTCAGCTTACAAGTTCAATTATCACATCAGTTAATGTAGCTTCAGGATCTTGGTCTGATTTCGATTTCGATTCAGATTATTCTGGTTCTGCTGCAGCTATCGCTGCTGACTGGAGAGTGGTAACATTCAACACTTCATCAATTCCTTACGTAGATGCATGGGCTGTTAAGTCTTTTGGATTATACTCAGGTTCAGCTTATACAATAGCAGGATCAGGAGATGGTGGAATGCAATTACCTGCATTTAGTAGATATAGTGGTGGTTCTACAATCGCATTTGTAGTTTCAGCATCTTATTTACCGAATAACGATACTACTGATTTATTCACAGTATCTTCTTCATTACAACCTACTGACCAATACAGAGGTGATTTTGAAGCTGGGAATCCAAAACCAAACGTAAACAATGATATGGGTAACGGTGCTAATGGTGCTATTACTGGATCAGGTGGAGTTGGTTGTTGCCCAGAGCAAGTTATTCCAGAAATCAACGTACAGATGAAATCATCTGCTATCGTTGCTAAAACTAAAAAGCTAAAAGCTGTTTGGACTCCTGAGTTCGCTCAAGATTTAAACGCTTACCATGCATTAGATGCTGAAGCTGAATTAACTTCAATCTTAAGTGAGTACATTTCATTAGAAATTGACTTAGAAATCTTAAGTATGTTGATTAACGCAGCTGGAGCTGGAACTGAAGTATGGTCTGCTAAGAATAACGAAGCATTTACTTCAACAACTGGTAACGGTGTTGTTTCAGACTTAGGGTTTTACAACTCTCAAGGACAATGGTTCCAAACATTAGGAACTAAAATCCAAAAGTTAAGTAACATCATCCACCAGAAAACTCTTAGAGGTGGTGCTAACTTCTTAGTATGTTCTCCAACTGTCGCTACTATCCTAGAAAGTATTCCAGGATTTGCTGCTGATTCAGATGGTGATGCTGCTAAGATGAATTATGCTTTCGGTGTACAAAAAGTCGGCCAATTAAATGGTAGATATAAAGTATACAAAAATCCATATATGACTACTAACGTAATCTTATTAGGATTTAGAGGAGGTCAATTCCTTGAAAGCGGTGCAGTATTTGCTCCATACATTCCATTAATTATGACTCCATTAGTATATGATCCAGACACATTCGTGCCTAGAAAAGGTCTATTGACTAGATATGCTAAGAAAATGGTTCGTCCTGAATTCTATGGTAAAATTGAAGTTAGTGGATTAAACACACTATAATCAATAGTTAACTTTGATTGACAAAATTAGCCCCGCATTGCGGGGCTTTTTTTTTATATTTATAATAATAAGAACACTTTTAATATTTATAACAAAATAATTTAGTATGAATGTACCAATTTGGCCAGGTTCAAGTTCTTTTGCTTCAGGTTCTGGAGATACACCATTTGGATTTTATGATGCACAAACTGATTTTCAAAGTGATGCTGACAAAGTAGCAGTATTTTGTGCAAATAGATTAGGTTATCCCTTAGTTGATGTAGAACTCCAATCAGGATCTTTTTATACGGCTTTTGAAGAAGCTGTTACTATATATGGTAATGAATTATATGCCTATAAAGTTAGAGATAATCAATTAACTTTAGAAGGATTACCTACTAGCTCTGTATTAACACAATCATTAATAACACCTTCCTTTGAACCAATAGTTAGACTTACAGAAATGTATGGTGCTGAAGCTGGTTCAGGTGGTAATGTACCTTGGTATTCAGGTTCATTTGCTTTAGAAGCTGGCAAACAAGATTATGATTTTTCAACTTTTATGGTTGATAATGATATTACTGGTTCAGCTGCAGAATTTGGTATTGAAGTAAAAAGAGTATTCTATCAACCACCATACCCAGCATCTGCTTTATTTTTATCACCTTATAATGGATTTGGATTTGGAGGTGCGATTGCTGCTGGTATAGCTGGAGTTGGAGGATTTGGTGGTGATTTTGGATTTTTAATGATGCCGTTGAATTATGATATGCAAGTAATTCAAGCAATCGGGATGAATCAAATGGTTAGAAGAAGTAATTATAGTTTCGAAATTCATAAAGACAAATTAAGAGTATTCCCTATACCAATGGCTAATGGGGATAAAAATTATACTGGCCAATTAAGAAAAGGTAGAAATCTAACATTAACTGGAACAATACCAACCACAACAGTTAATCAAACATCAGGTTCTTTTGCTTTAACTGGAGCTTCAGGTAGTGGTGCTACTGCTGAAATAACATCTTCTGGTCTTAAAATTTCAAAAGTTACTGTTGTTGCAACTGGAAGTAATTATGTAAAAAATGATATTATTACTGTAACATCACAATCACTTGAATCTGCTGGATTTGGAACAGTATCAAATGATATTACAATTAAAATAAGTAATAGTGATATTCAATATACTTGTGGTGCAGGTAATATTTGGTTCCAATATATTATCAGAGATGAAAGAATTAAAGGTTCAGTTCAAAATTTACCTGATAGAGTAACTAATGTATCAAATGCTCCTTATGCTAATCCAAATTATGATTATATTAATTCAATAGGAAGACAATGGATATTTGAAATGACTTTAGCATTATCAAAAGAAATGTTAGGTTATGTTAGAGGAAAATATGCTAGTATACCAATACCAAACGCTGAAGTAAATTTAAATCAAGGTGATTTAATTTCAGCGGCAACTGCAGAAAAAGTAGCTTTAATTGAAAGATTAAGAAATTATCTTGATGAAACATCAAGACAAGCATTATTAAATCGTAGGGCATCAGAAGCTGAAGCTAAAATGACTGAGCTACAACAGGTTCCTTACACAATTTATATAGGATAATATGGCAATGTTTACCACCCAAAGGGATATGTCTCTAGTTAGGAAACTAAATAGAGAATTAATGGGAAATATAATTACCCAACAGTGTTCTGTTTATCAATTTAAATTAGAAGAAACAAAAGTTAATTTATATGGTGAAGCAGATGCAGAAAAATATTATGATGGTCCCTTTATTTTTAATGTTCTTATAAATAGAACAAATGAACAATATGCTGAAAATATAGAAGGTGTACAGTTTGGTCAACCAATTGAATTTTATTTCTTTAGAGATGATATTAAAGATGCTGACGTATTAATTAGGGTTGGTGATATCATTTTATACCAAGAAAGTTATTATGGTGTTCAAAGTACTGTTGCTAACCAATATTGGGGAGGAAAAAATCCTGCTTACCCAAATAATGTAAACCCATTAAATCCAGGATTAGAAAACTTTGGTAATAATTTATCAGTATTAGTATCTACTTATTATATACCAGCTGATAAAGTTGCAATATCACCATATCAAGAAAGAATGTAATGGCAAGACCTAGAAAACCCGTACCGAAGACACAAAGACAATTAAGTATTGAAAAGCAACAAGCTTTTAAAGGAATTGAAGACAGAGGAGATGTAGGCAATCCTAATTTTGCTGATGATAACTTTAACGCTAATTCTCAGGCAACAGGTATTGAGCATAATAGATCAACTCAAATGAGTTTTAAAGATGATGCAACCAAACAATATTCTGTTGGTATCCAAGATCTAGATGAAGCTGTATTTTATTACTTCCATAATGTAATAAAACCTTTTGTAATGCAAAATGGAATAAGAAGAGAAGTACCTGTTATTTATGGTGCCCCCGAAAGATGGAAATCATTTCAAAGAGATGGATATTATAGAGATAAACAAGGTGCAATTATGTTACCTATTATAGTAATTAAAAGAGACACAATAACAAAAGATAGATCAGTTGCAAATAAATTAGATGCTAATCAACCTAATTTATATGGTGTTTGGCAAAAAAGTTATAGTTCTAAAAATTTCTATGACAATTTTTATACATTAAATAATAGAAAACCAGTTGATGTTTTTCATGCTGTTGCTCAACCTGATTACGTAACATTAGAATATAGTTGTTTAATTCAAACTTATTATATGTCTCAATTAAATAAAATAATTGAAGCATGTGAATATGCCTCTGATGCATATTGGGGTAATCCAGAAAGATTTAAATTTAGAGCATTTATTGATTCATTTACTACCGCAACTGAATTAGTACAAAACCAAGATAGATTAGTTAAAGGTACTTTTGGAATAAGATTAAGAGGATACATAATACCTGATACAATTCAAAAAGAATTAAAATCTCTAAAAAAGTATAATTCTAAAGCAAAAGTTACAATAACTAATGAAGTTGTACGTGATATGAGAGATTTAGATCCGATAAGAAATCCTACATTAGATGGTAGAAAAAGAAATTAATTTTAACATATTTTTGATATATTTATAACCAAATATAAAATATTATGTCTAATAAGTTATCAAAAGAAGAAGTTTCATTATTAAATAGTTATCAAGCAAAAAATAATGAGATAATATTTGGTTTAGGAAACATCGAGTTAAATAAGATGATCCAAAATGAACAAAAAGAGGAGTTATTTAAAAATTTTAAAGAACTTCAAAAAGAACAAAATACTACTGCTAAAGAGTTAGAAAAAAAATACGGTAGCGGTAATATAGATTTAAAAACAGGAGAAATAATTCCAATAAAGTAAATTTTTGAAATAATTTCTCATATTTATAACAAAATAAATAACAAAATATTTAATATAAGAAAATGGCAGAAACATTAATATCTCCAGGTGTATTAGCAAGAGAAAATGATCAATCATTCATCCAGCAAAATCCCGTCGAATTTGGTGCCGCTATTATAGGACCGGCTGTAAAAGGACCAGTTGAAATACCTACTTTAGTTACTTCTTTTAGTGAATACCAAGCAATTTTTGGTACAACTGTAGAAAGTGCTTCTAGAGAGTATGGATATTTAACTTCCGCAGCAGCTAATAACTATTTTAGACAAGGAGGCACGTCACTTTTAGTTACCAGAGTTACTCATGGTGAATTTACAGCTGCATTTACTTCAGGAAGTACTGCAGGTTCAGGTAATTCAGGTATAATGAATACAGCAACTTCAGAATCATTACAGATTCAAACAATTTCTGAAGGTGCTATAATGAATAACTATCAAGCTACTGACTCAGCTAATGGAACATTAGATTCTGGTTCATTAGATAATGTTAGATGGGAAATTTCAGGTGTTAATACTGGTTCAGGTACTTTCTCTTTAATAGTAAGACAAGGTAATGACACATCAAACCAAAAATCAATATTAGAAACATGGAATGAATTATCACTCGATCCGTTTGCTGCCAACTATATCGAGAAAGTAATTGGAAACCAATCATACAATATTAGACAAGATGGTTCAGATTATTATGTACAAGCTTCAGGAAGCTATGTAAACAAAAGTAAATATATTTCTGTAAAACAGGTATTACAACCAACTCCAAATTTCTTTAACAATAATGGAACTCCATCAAGTGGTTCTATGAATGGGGTTGCTGATATACCTTATGTAAACTTTATCCCAGTTGCAAGTTCTGGTTCATTTACTGGTGCTACTGGATATAATGTACAAGCTGCTACATCTCCAATGAAATTTAATCAAAATATTAGTAATACTAATATTCAAGGATTAACTGCAACAGATTATTCACAATCAATTTCATTATTGAATAATCAAGACGAATATAACTTTAATGTTATAGTAGCTCCAGGATTAATAGCAGATTCAACATATGCAGCTCATATTACTCAAGTTAATTCTTTAGTATCATTAGCAGAAAATAGACAAGATTGTATTGCAGTAATTGATGTTTCAAAATATGGAAGTACAGTATCTGCAACAGTTAATAGTTCAACAGCATTTGATTCAAGTTATGCCGCTACTTATTGGCCTTGGTTACAATCAATAGATCCGACAAGTGGCCAAACGGTTTGGTCGCCAGCTTCAGCGTTTATACCGGGTGTATATTCATTCACTGATGCTTCATCGGAACCATGGTTCGCTCCAGCAGGTTTAATTAGAGGTGCGCTAGGTAACGTAATAAGAGCTGAAAGAAAATTAACATCAGGTAATAGAGACACTTTATATAGTGCTAATATAAATCCAATAGCTACATTCCCAGGAAGAGGAGTTGTAGTATTTGGACAGAAAACATTACAAGTTAGAGCAAGTGCTTTAGATAGAGTAAATGTTAGAAGATTATTAATCACATTAAAAAGCTTTATAACTCAAGTATCAGATAACTTAGTATTTGAACAAAATACAATAGCTACAAGAAATAATTTCTTAAGCCAAGTTAATCCATACTTAGAATCAGTACAACAAAGACAAGGATTATACGCGTTTAAAGTTGTAATGAATGAAACTAACAATACACCAGATGTAATTGATAGAAACGAATTAGTAGGTGCGATTTATTTACAACCAACTAAAACAGCTGAATTTATAATTTTGGATTTCAACGTACTGCCAACAGGAGTTGAATTCCCAGCGTAAAAAAATAAAAATAGAATATTTATAACAAGAATAAATAATTAGATAAAATGGCAATATTAGACCCAAACGAAATATTTTACACAGCTTTTGAGCCAAAGCAACAAAATAGATTTATCTTATATGTTGATGGAATTCCTTCTTACCAAATTAAAGGAGTTGGAGCTGTTTCACTAACACAAGGTACAGTTCAGTTAAACCATATTAACGTTGCAAGATACGTAAAAGGAAAAACTCTTTGGAATACAATTTCAATGACATTATTTGATCCTATTACACCGTCAGGAGCTCAAGCGGTAATGGAATGGGTTAGATTACACCATGAATCAGTAACTGGTAGAGATGGTTACAGTGATTTCTATAAAAAAGATCTTACATTTAATGTATTAGGACCAGTAGGTGATATCGTATCTGAATGGATCATTAAAGGAGCTTTAATTACAGAAGCTGGATTTGGTGATTATAACTGGGATAATGAAAATGCTGCACAAGAATTATCATTAACTGTACAACCAGATTATTGTATCTTAAACTTCTAATACAAGTTTAAAGAAATATTAAAAATAGCTTGGCTTTGCCAAGCTTTTTTTTTATATTGATATGTATTAACAAACGTTATTAAATAAAGACTATGGCTGAATTTAAATTCCCCACTGAAGAGATAGACTTACCTTCAAAAGGAAAAGTATATCCAAAAGAAAACCCATTATCTTCTGGAAAAGTAGAAATGAAATATATGACTGCTAAACAAGAAGATATATTAACTAACCAATCATATATCCAAAAAGGTATTGTATTAGATAAATTATTAAAATCATTAATTGTTAATTCAAAAATTAATATTGATGATTTAGTAGTAGGTGATAAAAATGCTTTATTAGTAGGATGTAGAATTTTAGGATATGGAAAAGATTATGAAGTAACAATAGGTGGTAGTAATTACACTATTGATTTAAGTACTTTAGAAAATAAACCATTTGATGAATCCTCTATAGAACAAGGTAAAAATGAGTTTTCTTATACTTTACCTTCTAATGGTTCAGTATTAACTTATAAATTACTTACTGGAAAAGATGAAAAAGCAATTGATAGAGAAATTAGTGGATTAAAAAAAGTTAATAAAGATTCATCTCCTGAATTAACTACTAGATTAAAAAATATGATTCTATCAATAGATGGAAATGAAGAAAAAAAAGATATTAGAGAATTTGTAGATAATTATTTATTGGCTCGTGATTCTCGTGCTTTTAGAGAGCATGTTAAAAACACACAGCCAGATATTGACTTAACTTATATAGTTGATAGTGGGGAGGAGGTAAGTGTGCCCATAGGGCTTAACTTTTTTTGGCCTGACGCCTAAGGCAGCACCCCTAGTCAGGAAGAGTTTATTTACTCAAATCCATAATATTTTATTTCACGGTAAAGGTGGTTATGATTTTGAAACCATTTATAATATGCCGATTTGGTTAAGAAAATTTACATTTTCTGAAATTGATAATTACTACAAAGAAGAAAATAAAAAACAAAAAGAAGCATACGAAGGTAAAGGTAAACAAACATTAGTTTCCTCAGATGGTAAAGTAAATGCCCCAGAATTTGCTAAAGCTTCCCACCAATACAAAACCGCAGAACAAAACCTTAAAAAATTCAAAGGTAAAAGTAGTTTTAAATAGTAATATTTATAATAAAATACCTTAATGGCTTCAAAAGAAGAATTAAAAAGGCAGGACCAAATTAATGCTGCCAAACAAGAAGAAATTAGACTTGAAAAAGAACTAGCTGCTGCTCGTCAAAGGAGTAATGCTGTAAAAGAAGATGATCTTAGTATTTCTTCAGGTATAATTGAAGTTCTAAAAGAATCTGTTGGAATCAAATCTAAAGTTAACCAATTTGATTCAAATCTCCTTAGTGTAAATAAAAAAATTAATAAAGAACTTTTAAACCAAAAAACTGGTTTAAATGATATTAAATCTTTAGATAAACAAATTTTAGCAAATGAAGAAGCAATTCTTAAAGCTGAAAAAGTAAAAAGTAGTCTTAGGGTTAATATTGGAAAACAGGGAAGAGCAGAGGTAGCTAATGTAAAAGCAACTTTAACTAATATGTCTAAGTTGCAAAAAGAAAGAGAAGCCATTCTTGAAGCTGCTGAAGGAGGAGCAGAATTTGATGAAAAAAGATTAGCATCAATTGAAAAAGAATTAAAAACAAGAAGTGCTACTCTAGATAGACAAGTAGAAGGTTTATCAACTGCACAACAACAAGCTTTATTTACTGAGCAAAACATAAAATTATTAGAAGAAGAAAATAAAAAAAGAATAGCACAAAAGAAAGCACTTGAAGATGCAGAAAGTAAGCTAGGAATTTTTGGTGGTGTTTTAAAAGGTATTTCTAAAATACCCCTTCTTGGTGATGTTATAGATGCTGAAGAAGCTTTGGAGGCAGCTAAAGAAGCTACTATGGAAACTGGTAGTGGATTAGCTGGTATGGCTGCAGGTGCTAAAGTATTAGGTGCACAATTACTTAATGCCTTTAAACCAGCTAATATTGCAGCTGCAGTATTTACAGCCATTGTAAAAACAGTAACGATGTTAGATAAAACATCAGGTGAAGTTGCTAAAAATATGAACATGACTGTAAGTGAAGCTAGAGATTTACAAAGATCTTTTGCAAGCTTATCTTCTGGTGAATTAAAAAGTTCATTAGTTAGTTCTCAAGGGTTATTAGAAAGCTTACAAGAAATAAATAAAACATTAGGTACTAATGTAATGTTAAATCAAGAAGATTTAGTTACATTTACTAAATTAAGAGAAGCAGCAGGGTTTACTAATGAAGAGTTAATGGGTATCCAACAATTAACTTTAGCAAATGGACAATCTTTAAAAGAAAACACAGGAGAATTTTTAGCTCAAGCTAAAGTTTCAGCAATGCAAAATGGTGTACTACTTAATGAAAAAGAATTATTAAAAGATATAGCTAATGTTTCAGCTGCAACAACTATGTCATTTGGGAAAAACCCAGCTTTAATTGCTGATGCTGTTGCTTCAGCAAAGGCATTAGGTATGGAATTAGATCAAGTAGATGCAATAGCTGATAGTTTACTTGATTTTGAAAGTTCTATTGCTAATGAATTAGAAGCTGAATTATTATTAGGTAAAGATATTAATTTAGAAAAAGCAAGACAAGCAGCTTTAGATAATGATTTAGCAACTTTAGCAAAAGAAATATCATCTCAAGTTGGAACGTCAGCTGAATTTTCTAAAATGAATAGAATTCAACAAGATGCTTTAGCTAAATCTTTAGGAATGAGTAGAGAAGATATTGCTCAAACTTTATTTACCCAAGAACAATTAGCGGGAGCAACAGGAGAAGAAGCAGAAAGAAGACAAGCTATATTAGATAAAAGAATAGAAGAAGTTGGGTTAGCCCAAGCCCAAAAAGAAATTGCTAAAGATGGACTATCGACTTTAGAAAACCAAGCTAGTGTATCAGAAAGATTTGAAAAAACAGTTAAAAAAGTACTAGATTCTTTTATGGGTATTGCAGGTGTAGTAATGGAAATTGTTGAACCAGTTGTTAATATTTTACTTCCTGTTTTTAATGCTATTGCAGCTGCTGTAAAATTAATGTTAGATGGATTAACTTTAATATTGCCAATATTAGGTGGTATAGTTGCAATTTTAGGAATTATGTTCGCAAAATCGATTGCAACTGCTATTGCTGACATGGCAGCGAATGCATATAAAACTTTCTCATTTGCAGGACCAGCTGGGTTTGCCCTAGCAACTGCAGCTACATTAGCAGGGGCAGGTTTGATTAAAAGATTAGCTAGTGCAGATGATTTAATCTCATCCCCAACTAAAAAACCAGGTTATGGTGATAGAACTTTATTTGGACCCGAAGGTGCAATTGCTTTAAATAACAAAGATACTATTATTGCCGGAACTAATTTATTTCCTAGGGGCAATGATGTTGTTTCTTCACCAGCAGGAACAGTAGCAATGAATGATAATAGTAAAACTAATGCCTTATTAGCTACTTTAGTAACACAAAACGCTAAAAAACCTCAAATATCACCAGTAGGTTTATATAGTGTTCAATAACCCAATATTTATAATAAAATAATTAATTATGAGTTTATTAGACAAATTAAGAGCAGGTGAATCAGCATTAACAGGTTTGGATGGAGCTTCTCCAGCTATTGTTGATCAAGCATTATCTACCCTTCATAAGACATATTCATTAGATGGGCAACCATATATGAATAATTTACCAAGTCCTACTCAGTTAAAAGCTACTATCAGTGAAAATGATAAGTATCTTAATAACTTACCTGAGTAATAAATGGCAAGTAGGGGTTTAGTCAATCTTCAAACCGACTTAACTAAACTTAAGTTTGGTAAAGATACGTTAGGCGGTGGTAATAGTAATCAACCATATGTAATAAAAAAAATACCATCCAGTTTTCAAGATGTAGGACGAACTGGTGGACCAGATTTTTTATTAAGGGGTGGGACACTATTTCCTAGAGCCGTTATTAATGATGTCTCTAGAATGACCCAAATGTTATTCGACTTTAGATCCCCTAATGGTCCTTTATATTTAGCAAAACAAAATGTACTTTCCTTAACAAATGTAAATACGGCTACTGGTTATTTAAATTGGGCTGGATCAGATGATGATGCTCCAACTCGAAATACTGCAATTGGTCAATTTATACAAGATAATTTAGCAATGAATCAAGGTGTATTTACACCTTTATCAACTTTAGCTAGTGTAGCAGGAACAGGCATCGGTATTCATCCAAATAAACAAGGATTAAATCCATTTAATCCAATGGTAGGGATGGCACCAGGTGATGTTCAAACAGATCCAAAAGGAATAACCCTACCAACTTATATAAGAATTACAAAAGGAGATACTAGCCCAGAGAATAATAGGGGGATAAAAAGTAGATTAGTAGGATTCTTACCTAAAATAGATAATAAAACAACTGATAATAATTTATATAGCTATGTTGGTGGTCCAGGAGCAACTTTAGGAGTAGGTAAAACTAACATTGATATGGTTAGTGAATATAGAACTGGTATTAATCAAATGAGTAATACTGGTCAATTTTCTGGTTCATTCGCAACTAATTTCCCATTACCAGCTTTAGCAAAAGCCGCTCAATCATTTAATAATATTATTAGTAATCCAAGGGTTACTGCTTTAACAAGATTTTTAAATAACAATTCAATAATATCCTCAGGTAGTTTATTACAACCTGCACTTACTTCAGTTTATCAAAATACAATTTTTAAACCAGAAGGTTTTGAAAGTAATCAAATTTCCCCAACCCAAGTTAAATTTGATTTTAAACCTACTAATTTAATACTATCAGGTAGTATTAGTGGTGTTTCTTCTGGATTTGCTGCTTTTAATCAAAAACAAATAGAAGATTATTATGAACCAGGAGGTAATTTTGCTAGAACAAATACAGGTATAAAGCCTAATTTTGAAGAAAAATTAATAAATGATACTGAATTAATACCTAAATCACCTGATTATATTGAATATAATATAGAAAAAAGAGTTAATTTAGGTAATCCAGGAAAAAGGGGTAGATTAAAAAATTATAGTTGGGGTAAAAATGCTTTAAATGCTACAGATAAATTATTAGAACCTTTAGATAAAATAACAGGTTTGCCTCTATATAAATCTGAAGGACCAATTCAAAATGAAATCAAAAATGATTTAGTAAAGTTTAGAATTGGTATAATGGATAATAATAACCCATCTGAAAAAACATATATTCACTTTAGAGCATTTATTGATAATTTAAGTGATAGTTATTCTGCTGACTGGATGTCTCAGAAATTTATGGGTAGAGCAGAAAATTTTTATAAATACCAAGGATTTGATAGACAAGTTTCTTTAGGTTGGACTGTTGCAGCTCAATCAAAACAAGAACTAATACCAATGTATCAAAAGTTAAATTATTTAGCTTCAACATTAGCACCAGATTATTCAGATGTCGGGTATATGCAAGGAAATCTTATTACATTGACAATGGGTGGTTGGTTTTATGAACAACCTGGTTTAATAACTGGTATGAGTTTAGAAGTACCTGATGATTCCCCTTGGGATATAGCTTTAGGACCTGATGGAGCTTCTGATTCAACAGTAAAAGAAATGCCTATGATAATTAAAGTATCTGGATTTAACTTTATACCAATACATGATTTTGTACCAAGAGTTCAACAAAACACATTTGCTAATTCAGACTTTATGGGCGCGGAAGCAAATTATATTAATTCATATGGTAAAGAAAGATATTTAGCTTTAAATAATGGATTTAATAATAACTATTCTTCGGGAGAAGGTTATAATTATATCCCACAAAAACCAACTTCTACCTAATGGCACGTTATAGTAAAATACCAATTTTAAAAAAATCTAATGAGTATAAAACAATTAGAGGTAAAAGATATTATGGTACAGCAAAATATCCTGATATTCCTTTAAGTTATGAGGATACTTACGTTTATGCAGAAGAAGGAGATAGATTTGATCAATTAGCTCAACAATATTATAATGATTCATCTTTATGGTGGGTTATTTCAATTGCTAATAATTCATTCAACCAGGGATCTTATTTTATTACTCCTGGGGTGCAATTAAGGATACCTTCTCAAATAGGATCAATTATTGCTAGTTATAATGAATTAAATGGATACTAAAAGTTATGAATGGAAATATAATTGGGGAACAATTTGATGAATTACTTCTATTAGAAATAGAAAGAAGACAATCTATCCATGGTAGTGGTCTTAATCAAAAAAGAACTCCTGCTCAAATACAATATTTAAATAATAGAAATGCTTGGTTAAAACTTGCATCTTCAGTTTATGTAATTGGAGAAGATACAAGAGTTGATTTTGCTACAAAAGATAAAGGTTTTGAACCTAAAGCTTTAGATGTTAATGAAGATAGGGTTCCGGATGGAATTGAAAGATTAAAAGCTATAGGTATTCAAGATGTTGAAAATTTTACAGGTAACCAATTAGCACAAAAAGGTGTATTATTTAATACTTTATCAGAAGTTAAATTTAAACCAGATGGGACTTTTGATAGATATGAATCAAGATCTGGAGTTGCTAAAACTAATAGCTTATATAATAATAGTTCTTATGGTTTAGGTGGTACCAATTTTGGTCTTTCACCTGCTCCTGGTTTAATTGATTGTAGTATAGAATGTATTAATAGGGGTTCTATTCGTAAAGCTAAAGTTACTTTAAAAGCCTATAATAAATTCCAGTTTGATTTAATTGAATTACTTTATCTTAGATTAGGTTACACTATGATGTTAGAATGGGGTTTTGATAAATACATTGATACTAATGGTCAATTACAACATGTTGGTACAACATTAATTGAAGATGAATTTTTTAAAACAGCTAAAGTAACTCAAAACTCAATACTTCAAAAAATAATAACTTATAGAAAGTTATATAGTTACAATTATGATGGTTTTTTTGGGAAAGTAACTAATTTTGATTGGTCTTTCAACCCAGATGGTACGTATGATATTTCTATAGATTTAATTACTTTAGGAGATGTTATAGAATCAATTTCAGCTAAAAATAAAGTTTTAGCCCTTTCAGCTAACCAAATTGAAGATGATACATTTACATTTTTTGGGTATAGTTCTACACCTTTAGGTGATTTAAAAGATTCTGCAATTGTTGGTACAGCAGGTGATTCTCAAATTTCTTATTACATGTATAAACTAGTAAGAGATCTAAAATGGGAAGATAGAAAAGATGGAGTTAGTTCTAATGGTCCTTTCTTTTCTTGGGAACATTCTAGAGAGCATTATGATGGTTTCTTTTCGGGTGATTATCCTTCTATTGATTTGCCTAATTATAACTATTTTATGACTTTAGGACAATTATTAGATATTTTAAGAGATAGAATTATTCCCTTAATCATTAAAGATAACCCAGAATTAGTATTAAATATAGAAAATGATGAAATAACTAATATATGTAATACTTATCCTAATTTAATATCATTAGATCCAAAAGTTTGCTTAATTAAACCTGAATTTTATTATGGTAGTGAAAGTCAAATTGATGAACTTTTAATACCTAAATATTTAGATGATTTAAAACAATTTACTTTTAATTCTGGTCCTTGTTATTATGGAAGGGTAATGAATATTTATTTAAATTTTGAATTTATAGCTGAAGTTTTACAACAAACAGATAAAAAGGGTGATTTAAGTTTATTTGAATTTATGACTAAGATAGTTACTGGGATTAATAAAGCTTTGGGTAATGTTATAGATTTAGAAGTTATAGTAAAAGATGATAATGTACTTACTATTATTGACCAAAATCCAATACCTAATTTAGGTTTAGATTCACCTCCTAGTTTTGAAATTTTTGGTTATAATATGTCTGGTTCATCTAATTTTATAACTGATTTTAGTTTTGAAACCAGCATTACACCCGATTTAGCTAGTCAAATATCAATCGGAGCTACTGCTCAAGGTAGTTCAACAAGAAATACAGATGCAACTGCATTTTCTAAATGGAACATTGGTTTAATGGACAGAACAAACCCATCAATGGTTGACACTCCAGGAGCTGATTTTACTAACCTAGGTACTGAAGAACAGGATAATGCTTGGGATAATGCTCCTGAATCTGCAGAATTTTCAACTGGAGAAGCTGTTGGTTCTGCCTTATTTGGGGGAATTTCTCTTTTTAGAGAAAGAACAAGAAATGAAGTATTAAACTTAGTTTTTACTAGAAATGTTAAAAAAGATAGTTTTGGTATTTTTGGGGATAATAAAAAAGACAATGAACAAAGAAATTCAGAACTTACTATAAGAAAAGATGTACCTTATAAGGGAGTAACTTTTGAAAATGTAACTTATTACACATTTTTAACTCTAGCAAAAACAACTGATATTGCCCTTCAAGTAAAAGAAATTATAAGTAAAGCTTTTGCTGCAACTTCTTTAGGAAAAGCATTTTCTGCTATACAAGCTTATTTTTATGATGAGTCTGAACAATTTAATAGTAATTATCAATTATATTTAGTTAGAGCTTTTGGTGGTACAGTAAAAGTTCCAATGGATAATGGTGATTTTAAAACTATAACATTTGATGATGATGAAACTTTATACACAACTATGGCTGATGATTTTGTAAGTGAAGGACATCAAAGTTTTAATGGTTATGTAAATTTACAAAATGAAAAAATATTTGTTGAAACTGGAATACCTTCTAACAAAGCTGGTTTTATACCAATTAAGCTAGGTATGACTATGGAAGGATTATCTGGTATTAAAATTTATAATGGTTGCCAAATAAGACAAGATTTTTTACCTCCTGCCTATGATAAAGCAGTAAAATTTATAATTGATAAAGTAGATCACTCTATTAGTGATAACAATTGGCAAACTAGTATTGGTACTTTAGCTGTACCTAATGTTCAGGATACACCAAAATCTCCATTTACTAATATGACTTATGTAGGTACCGAAGGGGGAGCTTACGACATTCCAGCTAATGAAGGTCCAATTGATCCATTTAATTTAAAAAGAGATAAACCTTTAAAATTTATTGATAATAGAACGGTAAGTGGTAAAAAGGTAAATGATGCAACATATGGAAAAGAAATTTCATTAGAAACAGCCGTTAGTTACATGAATGAAAATATTCAATATGCCTTTAGAAATTTCTATGAAAGTTTAAGAGATGGAGGATACGATGATTATGTTATTACTATAAATGCAGTATTTAGACCATTCTCAAGATCAGTAGAATTAAAAGCAGAAAATCCTAAAAATGCCGCACCTGGTAGATCTGTACATAATTATGCAGCAGGTGTTGATTTTAATGTTACAGACCCTAAAGGTAGAACATTTAAAAAGAAAGAAAGAAACCCATGGATTGAACAAGGTATTGTTGCAATGGCTGAAAAATCTGGAATTAAATGGGGTGGTTCATTCTCAGGTTATATTGATTCAGTTCATTTTTATGTACAATTTAATAGAGATGTAGCACTATCAAATGCTGAATTAGACAATCCAGGCAAACCACAAAAAGATTGGGATACACAAAATACTGAACTTGAAAATAGCCAAGTTAAAACATTTACGTATCAAGGTCGATTTGCTAAAGAAACCATCACTCCAGAAAGACGTACACTTAAAGGAGGAGATCCAGTAAGAGTTACTATTAATTATGATGATGGGGAGGGCGGTATAGCAATTGGAACAGGTTCAGCTTTAATTAAAAAAGTAGATAGAAATCAAAGTAGATTTATTGATTTAGCTATTAGAAAAGCAACATTATCTGCAAAAGGAGAAATAACAAGAATATTAGGAAGTTAATGTATTATCCAAAATCACAAATAATAGAAAATTTAAAAGCCAATCCAGGTGATGGGTTAACTAATCCTGATAATGGTCAAGAATATGAGGGACCTTATTTTAAAACATCTGATGGTAAATACTATACAGGTAAAAACCCACAAGACCCACCAAATAAACAATTATATCAATCCGCTCCAGTAGATAAATCAAAAGATAGTGAACCATTACCTGAATCTTATTATATAATTGATGATGCTTATTTTTCTTCAATTGGAAGAGGTATAAACACACCATCACCTAGACCACCAGTATCATCATATCCAAAACCAACCGAATCAGACTATAAATTAGGAGAGTATCAAAGGTATTTTTTAAATGATATAACTAAAAAAATATTTTTAGAAGTTGATAAAAAAGAATTTGATTTATTTAATGGTAAAAATAACCAAGTTCAATGGCAGTATTATCAAGCATTACAATTAAATTGGAATTTAACAGGTAAAGAAGAAGATATTTATACAATAAATCAAAATGTAGTAGATCTAGTAGAATTTAGAAATAGAGCTTATGGGTTTACTAATTACTTTAAAAACCAATTTTCCCAATATTGTTTAAAACCAAAAGTAGTAAAAGAAGTAAAGGAAAATAGAGAATCAAGTGGAGGCTACTAAATCTTTTATTATATTGGGGTAAATAAAAGGGTTTTATGTATTGGTTAATAGAGAAGGGAGACCAACTCGAGGTTTTATTAAATAGTGGTTATACAAAAGCTTATATAGAAGTTATACCAAGTAGTCATAATGTGCACCCGGTTGAAAATACCGTAAGTTTGGTGTATATTAGACCAATTAACGCACCTAAAGGCTATATGTTATGCTTGTCTCATAGCGAGACATCAAGTGTGTTAAAAACGGGTATAGACCGATTATTAAATAAATTTGAAGTATTATATTGTAGGGATAAAAAGGAAATATTACATTATTTTCCTCTAAAAGCTCTTTATGACATAAATGTACCACCTAATACGTATATACCGGAATTAACTAAAGCACATGAAATATTGTACTATAAACATAAGGATAAACCTAATGTTAATGTAATGGTACCGGTAGTTAAACACTATGAAATGTGTGAGAACACGTTTTTAGAATTAAAAAGCAATATTAACAAAGAAAAAACTAATTATGATGAATTCTTTAACAGTAGAGTATCCGTGGTATTCAACGCTCTCGAGCGAAGTGGATTACGAATACACGTACCTAGATTCGAACAACATTTTCATCCCGTTAATGGTGAACGAGTCTACAGTCAGTATAACTTAAAAACATTAACAACAAGACCATCAAATAAATTTAAAGGAGTAAACTATGCAGCACTTAACAAAGAAAATGGATGTAGGAAATCTTTTATACCAACTAATGATATTCTTTATGAAATTGATATTTCTGCTTATCATCCTAGTTTGTCTTGTCGTCTCATTGATTATAATTTTCCCACTGTGGATATTCACGATCATCTTGCGAAATTATACAAGGTAAGTTATGCTAAATCAAAAGAACTAACATTCAAACAATTATACGGAGGTGTATTCCAACAATATGAGCATCTGGAATACTTTAAAAAAATAAAAGAGTATATACATAATATGTGGCTCGATTTTTATCAAGGAGCGGATATTGTGTGTCCGATTTCAAATTACGTTTATCAAAGAGATTATTATAAGGAAATGAATCCGCAAAAATTATTTAATTATTTGTTACAAAACTTGGAGACGTCAATGAATGTTCGTATACTGTGGGATATATTTAGTATATTAAGAGGTAAAAAAACAAAATTAATATTATATACATATGATTCATTTTTATTTGATTATAGCGAAGATGAAAAAGAAATTATGGATGAAATTCATAGTGTATTTAATAAATATAAATTAAACATAAAAATAAAACAAGGTTATGATTACGACTTTAGATAGGGAAACAAATACGTATAATGCGAATTATGATGTTGTAACTGACATCAAAACCATTGGAGATTTGAATAATAAACTATTCTGCACATTTACTGATATAGATAATCTAGATTTGCTTTTAGAAAAAATTAAAAGTAAGTATACGATTATTTACAATAAACTATTTGTTTTAGAAATAGTTGGAAAAGATGAATATGTTATTACATATAATGTCGACCAAGGTAACGTTCATACCATCCCAGAAAATACAATTTTAGTACATAGAAAGAAGGAATCTAATACCTTGTATACTATTAATGCTTTAAATGAATTAATTAAAAAGCTTAATGGGGGTGTAGTTGATTCTACTTACCAAGTAGATTGGCAACACTATAGAAATTGTATCCTATTGACTCAACATAATGAGTTAAATCAATTGAATACAAAGATACATAAAATAATTGAACTATAGTTTGGCTCCCCAAATTCTAGTTCGTATATTGTAGTTACATTAAAAAAAGTTATAAAATTATGGATTTATCAATGCTTAAACAGAAGTTGGATACTCTCCAACAAAAACAACCCCAAGGCCAAAAACGAGATTATAGTTTGACGTTTTGGAGACCTACTGTAGGTAAACAACAGATTAGAATTGTGCCTAGCGCGTTCAACAACAAAAACCCATTTACGGAACTTAAGTTCTATTATGGTATTACAAATAAAGTTATGCTTTCTCCCCTAAATTATGGTGAAAAAGATCCTATAGCTTTATTCGCTAGTAAGCTTAGAGAAGAATATAATAAAGAAAATTATGTTCTAGCTAAGAAATTAGACCCTAAAACACGTATTTTCGTTCCTGTAATTGTTAGAGGTGAAGAAGATAAAGGTGTTAGACTATGGCAATTTGGAAAGTTAATTTATGAAGAATTACTTTCATTAGCTGTAGATGAGGAAATTGGTGATTATACTGATATTGCAAGCGGTAGAGATCTTACTATTGAAACAGTAGGACCTGAATCTACAGGAACACAATATAACAAATCATCTGTTAGGGTTAGATTAAAACAAACCCCATTAAGTGAAGATGCTGCTTTAGTAGAAAAATGGACTAAAGAACAACCTGATCCAAATGCTGAATTTAAGAAATTCAATTTTGATGAAATGAAATCAGCATTAGAAAAATGGTTAGCTCCTGAAACTGAAGAAGAAGGTGCTATTATCTCAGAACCAAATGATGATTTTGAGGACACTTCACAACCTGAGGGTTCTAAGTTTTCTTTAGATACTTCAAAAGCTAAACAAAACAAAACAGACCAATTTGATTCCCTATTTGATGATAAAAAAGCTGATGATTTACCCTTCTAAGTATGGCGAGAAAAAAGAAATCATTATCGGCGGCAGTCTCTAAAGAAATTCAGAGTAAATTTGATCTGAATGCCTTTAAGAATAAAAAGGGACTAGACAAAAATATCAAATTTAAGGATCAAGAATGGATTCCCCTTTCTCCTGCCTTTAGGGAAGTTACCTCAATACCTGGTATCCCTATGGGGCACATTGTTTTACTTAGAGGTCATTCGGACACTGGTAAAACAACAGCGATGATAGAAGCAGCAGTATCTGCCCAGAATAACGGGATACTGCCTGTTTTTATTATCACAGAGATGAAATGGAATTGGGAACATGCAATCCAAATGGGATTAGACATCAAAGTAGAAAGAGATGAAAATGGAGAAATTACCAATTATGATGGTAATTTTATCTATGTTGATAGAGAAACTATTCATTCTATTGAAGACGTAGCTGGATTTATTTTAGATTTAATGGATGAACAAAAACGAGGTAATTTACCTTATGACTTATTATTCCTATGGGATAGTATTGGTTCGGTACCTTGTGAAATGTCACTTAAATCAAATAAAAACAACAACGAATGGAATGCAGGTGCTATGTCAACTCAATTTGGAAATAATGTAAACCAAAAAATTACATTATCAAGAAAAGAGTCATCACCTTATACTAATACATTAGTTTGTGTTAATAAAGTTTGGACATTAAAACCAGAATCACCTATGGGTAAACCTAAATTAATGAATAAGGGTGGTTATGCAATGTGGTTTGATTCAACATTTGTAGTTACATTTGGTAATATTATGTCTGCAGGTACATCTAAAATTAAAGCAATTAAAGATGGTAAGCAGGTAGAATTTGCTAAACGAGCTAACTTACAAATTGATAAAAATCACATTAATGGTGTTACCACTAGAGGTAGAATAGTAATGACACCTCATGGGTTTATATTGGATGATCCAAATCAACTTAAAAAATACAAAGAGGACAATGCTAAGGAATGGGCTGAAATATTAGGAGGTATGAATTTTGATATAGTTGAAGAAGGAGAAGAAATTCAAGATATTTCTCATTTCGAGAAAGAACCAGAATAGTAATTATGAAGCATAAAGAATTATTTAAGCTATTGGACGAGGTCCAGGAGCAAAGGGAGGAACCAACTTTAAAAAAACATGATAAGGTTCTTATAATAGATGGATTAAATCTATTTTTTAGGAATTTTGCAATGTTAAATATGGTTAATCCTGATGGAGTTCACATTGGTGGGTTAGGTGGATTTCTTCGTAGTTTGGGTGCTTTAATAAATCAAACCCAACCAACATCTGTTTATGTAGTATTCGATGGAGCAGGTTCTTCTACTAATAGAAAGAATTTGCTCCCCGAGTACAAATCAGGTAGAGATTTACAAAGAATTACTAATTGGGAGGTATTTGAAGATTTAGGTGATGAACATGATGCTAAAGTAGACCAAATAGTACGTCTAATCCAGTATTTAAAATTATTACCTGTTAAAACTACTATAATAGATAAGGTAGAAGCTGATGATATTATAGCAGTGTTATCTAATAAATTAGTTAAAAAATATAATTCTACATGTTTTATTGTATCTAGTGATAAAGATTTTGTACAGTTAGTAACTGACAAAATTATATTATATAGACCAATGGAAAAAGAATATTATAATTCACAAACAGTATTAGAAAAATTTGGTGTATTATCTAAAAATTTTATTTTATATAAAACATTATTAGGAGATAATTCAGATAAAATACCAGGAGTAAAAGGATTAGGTGAAAAAGGTATATTTAAAAAATTCCCTGAATTACAAACAGAAGAATTAACATTAGAAGATATCTTTGACATATCTACTAGGAAATTTAAAGAACATGTTGTATATTCTAGGATAGTTCATGATAGAGTAAAATTAGAAAATAGTTTTAAAATTATGGATTTAAGTAAACCTATGGTTGATGCAGAACAAATAGAATATATAGATTATGTTATTGACCAAGAGTTTCCTGAATTACAACCTAAATTATTTGTTCAAATATATAATGAAGATAAATTAGGGGGAATGATTAGAAACCTAGAAATATGGTTAAACGATAAATTTTCACACTTTAAAGGTTATAAGAATTGACATTAAAATCATTAAATAATTACGGACCAGATTTTCAGATAAAAGCAATATCATCATTGTTAACTCATAAAGAGTTTTTAACAAATATACATGATATTATTTCTGATGAGTTTTTTGAAAATAATGCTCATAAATGGGTAATTAAAGAGATACTTAAATATTATGATAAGTATCATACAACACCTACTTTAGAAACATTAAAAATTGAGTTACAAAAAGTAGATAATGATGTATTACAATTATCTATTAAAGAACAACTAAAATTAGCCTATGTATCATCTGATGAAGATTTGAAATATGTGCAGGAGGAATTCACTAATTTTTGTAGAAACCAACAATTAAAAAAAGCATTAATGTCATCAGTTGACTTATTAAAAGCAGGAGACTTTGAGGCAATCAGACATCTCGTTGATAGTGCTCTTAAAGCTGGTCAAGATAAAAACGTAGGACATGAATATAATAAAGATATCGAAGAACGTTATCGAGAAAATTCTCGTACGACTATACCTACTCCTTGGGAAAGGATTAACACATTATTACAAGGTGGATTGGGAAATGGAGATTTTGGTCTTATTTTTGGTAATCCTGGAGGTGGTAAATCGTGGTCTCTTGTAGCATTAGGGGGATATGCTGTTAGATTGGGATATAACGTTCTTCACTATACTTTGGAATTGGGTGAAGATTATGTAGGTAAAAGATATGATGCTTTCTTCACCCAAATACCAGTTAATAAAACAGATCAGTTAAAACCAAAGGCAGAAGAAATAGTTCCTCAACTACCTGGTAGACTTATTATCAAGGAGTTCCCAACAGGTAGGGCAACTATATCAACTATTGAATCACATATTGCAAAAGTTGCAAATATGGGAGTTAAAGCAGATTTAGTACTTATTGATTACGTAGATCTTCTTTCATCAAGAAAGAAAAATCGTGAGCGTAAGGACGAAATCGATGATATTTATACAAGCACAAAAGGATTAGCTAGGGAATTAGATATACCTATTTGGTCTGTTTCGCAAGTTAATC